CAGTTCCGGAAAGCGCCGCTGAACCGACAGAGGTATTCCATCAAGGATACTGGCAATCTCTCCGGCTATCCGCGACAGCACGAACGTGCAGAATGCGGTCTCCACCACCTCAGCGGACTCTTTTGCATTTTTTAGTTCCTGAGCATCAGCCTGGGCTCGGGTAAGCCGATGGCGCTCATAATCAATCGTGCCTGGCAGAAGGTCTGATTCTGAATCAACTCTCAGCTGTTCAACCTCTTTGCGCAGCTTTTCGTTTTCTATCGCTGCGTCTCGCGCGGAATACCATTCAATTGCGGCGGCTGAGTCATAAAGCACTTCATTCCCTTTACCGCCACCGCGCGCAACTGGCATTCCCTGATCCTGCCAGTTCTGGATCGTGCGAATGCTGACACCAAAAATCTCTGAAAGGCGTTTTTTATTGACCTCCATGACGAACTCCAGGCGAAAAACAAGGTAAGGAAACCATCACGGGTAAAATGACCTCAACCCGGCTTCGACACTTCCTTTCTTTTGGTAGGTTATCGCCAGTAAAAACAATAATTTATAAAGAAGAAGAACGGAAACGGCAAAATCCTGAAAATTTTCATAAATAGCGAGAACCTGCGAGGTCGCCGCCCCGTAAGCATCTAGAATGTCCAGAAGGACCCAAACAAACTTAGCGACGATTTTTTTAAATACAGCGATATTACAATGGGTTATAATACCTGGTAATTTAAAACAACTTAACTCAAATAAAGAACTCAAAATGTTAGAAAATTTCGCAAAAATAATTGTAATTATATTCATGTGGAGTATTTCAATAATTTTATTTGATGTTTTCATCTCAAGACATCTAATAATAAAATACGAACTAGCAACCATAATTGCTGGTTTAAGTTGCATGACATCAATCTTAACTGTTTATCTAGCATTTAGCATTGCCCAAAATTGGGGTGCTGAAAAAATCAAAAGCGCCGTATTCCAAGGAGCAACAGATTATCTTGTATTTTCAAATTCCATTATTGGAGTTGTAACATTCCTAGATAAGAACATTGAAGCGAGAATTGGTTATCTTAATAATTTCTACGGAAGAAACGGGACATTAACCAAGGAAGACGAATTAATCAAAGAATGTAGAGCCTTCTCCAACTCCACACAGGAACTACGTTACCAAAACTATCAAAGCCTATACAAATCATTACGTTATCATAGCGTCACCGATACTAAATTCAAAGATTACATTGAAAACTTGCATCGAGCCTTTTCTGCATACTTAGGTTTTTTAGAACAACCAATCATACTTAGCAACGGTGCGTTTTCAATTAACCCGAAATTATATTCGGCCAAAAAAGAAATACTAGCAGATGAAAATGAAGTTATTGCCGACTCTTTAAGCAAACTTAAAACCGATGATTTAGTAGACTTAAAAATGGCAATTAAAAATATAATCAATTGAAATATCGTGTGTCTTTCAGAACTCTACTTTCTGAAAGACAATAGCTTGATAATTAGAAATAAATAAAAATACGCCACGTCGTTTACATACATTATTTCCTGAAATTTTCTATACTCCGAATACTGGCGAGATCATTGTTTCCCTTCTCGATGACCGCCAGTAACGGCTTAATCCACAAAACCGCCTGGCAATACGTCATTGAATTGGTGGCAAAGGTACGATCATCGGTCTCGTCAGGTCTGCTGGTAGCGGAGTGCATTGCGCTGGAACGTAGACGGTACGCGTATTCGAGCAACCCACCAGCGATATCAGCAGGAACAGGCAAATCACAGGTTTTTTCACGGCGGAGAATCTCTCGGTATTCGATTACGGTTTCTTCGGTGCTGGTGTCGATCAGGGAGTTAAGCCTGTAGGCATGTTCTGCAACCTGATTGAATCGATTGAAGTTGAATGCCTGGGTGGCGATCACCTGCCCCTGCAAAGAGTTATCACTTCGCAGAACGTCGTTATCGTTCTTAAGGCTACTGGCGTCTGAGCAACTCTTAACGAGAGCGACCGAAAGGCCAGCAATAACGACAACGCCTATAAGACCCGGATAAATTTTCATTGGTCCAGCCCCCAGCACGCCAGCGCACTTTCCTGATCGCGCCGCTCGACCTGCCCATAACAGCCATTCTTCTGGCCTTTAGTCAGGCGGCAATCACGTCCACCGTCCTTAATCCACCAGCGGATTGCCTCGCATGCACCTATGCGGTCGCCTGCATTGATGCGCCGATAAAATGTCGAAGGGAAGCATTTACCGGGACCAATGTTGTACGGGCAGAAGGATGCGATACCCACCTTCTGTGGCTCTGTCAGAGGCACTTTGATATTACGATCAACCCAGGTTAATGCCTTATCGCGTTCAATAGCGTTAACTTTGCGGCATTGTTCCTCAGTGGCCGTCATACCTTTAACAACACGCCTGCCATCGATGACGGTCACGCCGTGACATAGAGACCAGACCCCACCCGGATCCACTACGGCCACCAGCGCATTACCTTCTTTCTCACTGATGAATTGGTCGAAAATAAATGGCGCAGTTGCTCCGGACGCGATTAGCGCCAGCACTGCTGCGCTGAGCTTTGACTTATTCGACATCACTCACCTCGCGCAGCTTTGCGGCGATCCGCTTTGATTTGGAAGTACAAACTCGTCAACCACGTCAGCAAACCAAACATGAGGCTACCTAACACACCAATGGCCGCCCATTGTGATGGGGAGACTTTGTCGAGGAGCTGAAGCAGCCAGTATCCGGTCCCCCCTCCAGATGCTCCGTATGCAATACCCGTAGTGATTTTTTCCATTCGATACATGCTCTCACCTCGCTACGTTGCGGGTGCGTGTTTTAGGAATAAAAAAGGCTACCAATTGGCAGCCAAGGAAACGTCACAACCCGCAAAAAAATGACGGATGTTTATGATTAAGTGATGTGACTAAGTTAAAACTCTTAACACATTAAGATAGATTTTGCGTACGCGTTAGTTTTTTATTAATCTCATACATAAATTACGGCTTTCAGACAAGGGCGTCTAAAAAATGACCAACATTACTATCAGACACGTCATAGTGCATGAGTTGATAAAAGAGTCCAATAAAGATTTTAATCATTCAAAACCATATAATTTACGTGACACAGAACTCGTTAAAACTAACGAGATAGTGAAAAAACTCGTTGATGGAGTTATAGATTTATATGGCTCGAAAGGAAATTCTGCGCACTATGGGATTTTCATTAATGAAAAGACTAAGCAGGGACCTGTGCCTGGTTTGTTTCATGACTATTCTTTAGTAAAAGATTCTGTCTCAAAGGATTTTATAAGCTTAACTAAACAAGTCATGAAAGAAATGTATCATGCTGCTATGAGTCAACCATGGGCGTCTGGAGGTTATGTTGTTTTCACAGACTACATCACGTCTGGTTTTCGTTATTTGTTAGTAACAATGATAAAAAAAACCAATGGTGTAACTATAAGTGATAAACTCGAACCCGAAGAAATGATTCATCTGGAACTAGGGAATATTAATCAAGCTGCAAAAATAAACTTTAGAAATTACGAAGAATATCAAGTTGCGGATGATCTTAAAAAAACCGAACTTAGTTATTTAAGCTTCATTAGCAAAACTACCGGGCAATCAGCAGCAGCTTACTTTATAGCCGCCCTGGGATGTGATAAAGGTATTGCATCTGCTGGCGCGACCAGAAAACTTCCTGATGAAATCAGGCGTTTTTGCAGAGCTGCACCTGCACTGAAAGCGCATGCTGACATGCTTAGAAACGACGTTATCAAGTACTTAGAAAAACAATTTGAAAATAAACACTCAGCTAAACTTTCAGACATTGAAGCTGTAGCAACTAACCATATGTCTGCAATGGACGAGAGTGAAAGAACATCATTAGTTGAAAAACTTATGAAGCATCTAAATAGTGAAGAAGTTCGCATTCCTTCTGAATTCGTTATAAATAAAACCTCCTTAGATAAAATTCGCAATGTTATTTATAAAACACCTTCATTAAGTTTTAACTTCGATAAAGACTTGCTAGGCTCGACTATTGATGCGAAGGTATATTATAATGATGAAAGTGCAAGCTTAACTTTTAATAATTTACCAATAGAAGCAGTTACGAAAATTAGAACCGCATTAAAAGAATTAAATAACCCATGTGATGGTGATTAATTAAAATGAATGATTTTTGTTTGGTGGTAGAGTTGTATAGGTTATCAAATCACCCGTATTTTGATGGTGATAAATTCTCTGCATGCCTTGATTTTACCACAACAACAAAATCACTATTTGAAAAATTGTACAATATAAATCCTCAGTTTGGTTCTTTAGATGATGTAGAAGTTGACGGAACCCCATGTTATGCGACAGAGGATTTCCCAGAAGCAGGGAAAAAGCTGGAATTTACATTTAAAGTTAACCAAGGTAGTGCTAATCGTTTTTATAAAAAACGAAGTGATTTCGTAAAAATCCACACATTAAAAAAAGGGATGATGCCAGACTTTTACTATATAGTCGAAGATAATTATTATTCTACAGACAATCAAAAGCCCCTTTACATTCAAAAAATAGAAAGTATTTGCAACCTTATTTTCAATCTTTCTAAATTAGCTCATTTTCATGATATCAAACATGATAGTAAAGGCACCTTTTTTAGACTCGTATTTGTACTACACTCCGAGTCTAAATCAACTTCAATAGTAATAGAAACTAATTTTTCAGAAGACGTTGTGGATGATAATATTATTAATCTGGATTTAATAAGGTCACTGGTCTCACTAGAATCGAGTGCCGACATTCACTACATTGAAAAAGTTAACACATTCAGAAACACAATCATTGAGTACGTTGAAAGAAATGGCAACTCATTCTCAGAAATAATTAAAAACTGGGATGACATCTGTCAGTTATATTCCAATAATTTAGCCTCGTACATGTCTGCCTTTTCTTTCCACAAAGCCAGAAAAGAAGTTGTTGATGCTGAAATTGAATATTCAGAGAAATTGTCAAAGATCATATCTGACATCTCAAGTAAAGCATTGGCAATACCTATTTCATTAGCAGCATCTTTGGCTATCTTTAAGCTTACAACAAACTCAGAATGGATTATTACTTTCGCGGGCGTGATTATCACAGCAGTAATTTCATCCGCTATGCTATTATCACAAAAAAAACAATTGGAGCGCATCTCACACTCTAAAGATGTTTTGTTTAAACAACTAAACATTCGAATAAAAGATGATACTACCGACCTTAAATGTAGCCTTCAAGAGGTTATTGAAAAGTTAAATGATAATGAAACTTTCTGTAGAAATGTTTTAGACTGCCTGTTATCTCTTGCATGGATGCCCACTTGCGTAGGCATCGTGGGGATATTTTTAAAGTTTATGCCTCCTGTACATTGAGAATACAGATAATACCATCAACAAAGCCCAGCGCAGACTGTAATTCTTTCCTGACCGTACCATCAGAGCATTTCCTCTTTTTGGCAATAGTGCGTAATGATATGCCCATAACAAAATGTGCAATTACTAACTCGTATTCTTCGGGTTTATATTTCTTTAGTCTTGTTAGGCACCCATCAATTAATATACCCTCATCGTCATTACACTGAAGTCGAGACTTTTTACCATGTGGCAGAAGACCCCTGAAACCTGCAGCAATGGGTTGCCAGTCAACGCCATTATTTTCATCGGCAGCCCACGCCCCCCAACGATCCATTTTTTCATACATATCGCTCATAGGTTCTCCTTAAGCCAGAACGCCGAGCGCAAATGCCCGGTCCAGCACGTTTTTAATCATTTCTAGCTGTGAGCCATATTTGCGCTCGAATGCCAGGCGGTCGTTATGAAGTTCGGTATGATGTTTTCGGCAAAGTGGAATGGAGAAAATGTCGTGCGCTTTCGTTGCCATGCCACCCTGCCCCCATCCGATTAAGTGCTGCGGGTCGTCTGATTGCTGCTGGCAGCATTCGCAGGGCTGTGTTTTAACCCAATTCAGATAATCGCGATTTTCCCAGCGCAGGCGCTTTGGACGACGCATAAAAGATTGAGGCGGTGCCGGATCCACTATCACGACCACCAGCGGTTCTGTTAGCGTATCAGGCAGATCAACAGCTGAAACTAATTCGCCAAGGATGCTGGTGGCCGTTACTGCAGGTGTAATATCGCTTTCGCGTCCAATCTCGCTTTCTTCGGGTAAACGAAGCACTTCCCGAGCACAACATTCCGGTAAAGCATCCGTTACTGACTTACGAACAGCCCACCAGCTGAGTTCCGCGAGGGAAATCTCGCGACTTTTGTCGATACCGAGACAAATACGAATAGAATCCAGAACAAAGGCAATTAGGTTTCTGCGTGCCAGTTCTGCCAGCGCCTCGGTACGCTGCTCTCGCAGTTGGTTGTCGCAATAGCCACAAAGCAGGATAGACCCCGGCTCATGGTGCATGATGGTTAGTTCGTGATAGTGGTAATCACTGTGAGCGTACTGGCAATTTCCGCCGCCGTACTTCAGCAACCAGTAATCAAGCCCGCTTATTCCACCGGCTGCAATCAGGACCTTTTCATTCAAGAAGAAGCTTCGCAGCTGCTCGTTGTCTTCCAGTGGCTGCCGCGCATCCGGAACACGACCAGTTTGATACTCGGCCATACTTTCTGGCTGGCGCTCGATCAGGATTCTGCCTGCTGTGAATAACTCCATCAGTTCCCTGCCCGGCTTCAACAGCACGACACCAAGTTCTCTCGCAATCACAGGTTTCAAAAGCGCACGCATTACTCGCTCTCCTTGATAATGATCTGCCCGTTTTCGCCCCAGAGCTTCGTTATCCTTGAATCCCAGATATGCTTGTCGTCTTCAAAGAGCGCATCCATCAGAGACTTCAGCAGATTATCGAGATCGGGTTTGCCCTGATGAGGCTGCCCGTTCATTTCTGCGCGCTTCTTTTTGCTCCAGCTCTTCGGCATCGGAAGAACGAAGGTAACGTGTGAATTTGATTCAGGCATGCAGATGCCCATGAGCCGGACGTGATCGCAGAAGGCACGGTAACGCATAACTTCAGGGCGCTTCTTCCATTTGTCTGCACGCGTCATGCGGGGCTTACCCATGGGGAGGATGTTGTAGACTGTCACGATCATCCCCATGTCCGGGAGCGCATGCTTTGCGCTGTCTTAGGTGAGGATTTTTGCTGTGGGAGTAATGCGCTGACTATCCAAAGCCGAGGATCAGTATCGAGGCTTTTCTCAACGGGAACGCCTTTAGACTGATAGCGCGCCACCAGCTCATTGGCTTCTTCGGTTGTCAGTCCGGAGTGAGTGAACCAGCTTTTCTTCATGCCACCCCCTGCAGGAATGACATCAAAAGGAAATCGCTGGCCTTTTGAGGGGTCAGTAGGAATTTATTCTGGTTTGGTGTTTGCGCCATGGTGTCTCTCCAGTGGCGCAGCAGGTATAGGGTGTTCAGGCCTATGACGGGAGTGTAACAGAATTCTTGGAAACGCGATAACCAGCCCGCTCAAGCATCTGCGTAAAGAGTGTCGGAGTTCCAACCATTTCATCATCCTGCAACGGCATGAATGATACTTCATCACCACGTCTGTACATGAGTGCGCGCGCGCTGTCAGGAAATGAGTGTAGTCTTGCAACGATTACCCCATCGTGGCATCTGATGACCGCGTAGCCCCTGTTCGGTAATTCTTCTTTTGGTTTCACCAATCCCCCCTCCAAACTGGAAAGTTATTGCATGCTGTATCAATAAAACCAGTCGCCTGCGCTTTCCCAAGTCTGCTGGAGGATTTCCTCAACCTTCTTCTTAACTTCCTTTTCGCCACTGTAAACGTTTAACCCATCCGAGCCTGCACGGCTTATAACCAGACTGCACTCATCGAACTGAGTCTGGAGTCGTTTTAATAATTCTTTTTCCAGCGCCGGGACCGCGCCATTTGGAAGTTCTTTAGTGCGATCAATGGTTAATTCAACTTTCATAAATGCCTCCGCTGCTTTAACTGTATGTTTATACAGTACACTGCGGGGTGAGTTTGATCAACGCCTTAACCGCACAAATTGCAAATAGCCACATCATTTGAGGAAAGATGAATCGCTGTTAGCGACTGTCGAAAAATAATTAGAACATTCAATTATATATATTGAATTAATTTCACACCACGCAAAAACAGCGTTCATCTACCAGAAACTTTGGTAGTCGCATGGCTCGAGGGGGTCCGCTTCGTGCCAGAAGCGGAAGTAATAAACGACTGTAAGAGGTGATCACCGGGGAGCCGTTCGCGAGTGGCATCGAGGTAACAGGTCCGCAGTCTGCAGACCTGTTTTATGGTATTGGTAATAAGGCGTTTACGGTAAATAGGATTATTGTAATAATACTCTTGTTAGCCGGTTCATTACAGATTAATCAAGCAAACGAATAGACTAGAATGGAATAAAATCACTGTCTTCGGATATTAATTTCATAATATCTATTGACTTTTTTTCTATTATGACAGCAACACATTCTTTCATTTCGTCAACATCGCTGCATTCAAAATATTCACTTTCGGTTTCTAACTGTAAGGGATAACCTGTTGAATCGTTAATACTAAAACCAAATAATACTATTCCTGAAGAGTAATCGCCATTCGATTTCTTTTTTAATCGAATTAGCTTCGAGCAGTCTTTATATGAAGGGATAACTGGGTTGTTTTCCATGATATAATAATCGATGGAGTCTGAAGTTAATTCTTTTAGTATATCTAACACTGAAGACATGTCCTCCTCTATCCTAGCTTTTAACTTCAGTGTTACATTTGCTTTTTCCAATGAATTTCTTAATCTAGTTATAAGTTCTTCGTTTTTAATGGTCATGATGAATCCTGCAAAATATAGGGTAATGATCAAAAGATTTGAAGAATCGTTGATCTAAACATAGGTTATCCTCACTCATGACTCGATGAAAATCAAGGCTATTCATATCTAATCGTAGGCATTTATCGCCACCAAAAAGGAATGAAGAAGAAAACAGCATTTGATCAAAGACATGCCATCTGTTGGCCGAGCCTGATTTGTAGTGATAAGTACCAATGTTATTTGTCTTTTTATCTGAAAGAAGATACCAAAATGGGTTGAACAGCAGTTTCCTTTTCTTCTGTATCTGGTGGTAGTCTCTGGTTGCATATAGCTTATCACTTATAGCTACAGAATATGGGTTAGTATTGTAATCGCCCATACATATTATCTGTGAGTCACTCCCGTGATCATCCATTATTTTTGTAATATTATTACGCAACGCCTCCGCTACATCTTCTCGAGTTTTTTCTGTTGCGCTTAAAACTGATGGCCAATGAGATAGAAATATAGAAAGTAGATTGTCTGTTTTAATGTCTTTGAATACAGTTCTAACACCTACACGTAATGTTCGATCATCTGGCTGTATTTTTGTAATGTATTTGTGTGATATGAATTCTAATTTTGATGCTTCATACATAATTGATATATCAATTATGACCCTTCCCACTGTGCCAGATAAATCTAGGTACTCTAAATGTAGCTTGTCAGCCAAATCTTTAAAGTCAATTGCTTCATCGTCTGATATTTCGCAAATACCAAAGAAATCAACACTTTTTTCTTGTGAGATTTTCTTTATATAATGTTTAGCCAGATTAATAGCTTCTGTTTTATCTTTTTTTTCTGATTTGACAGGTGGAGATATTCCAATATTCCACCAACATAAGTTCAGTTCCATAGCAGTATGTATCAGTAATTTTTTCTCATTATATTGTTTTTGTTATCAATTTTGAATAGGTTTGGGTGCGAAGAGGCAAAAAAATCCTTAACTATCGTTTCAGGGATGACTTACCCTACTTATCAATCAAAGAAAAAACCTGACAAAGTGGAATTTCAGGAACTATATCAATCTGCAACCTCATGAATATAGTGACTTTTGTATAAGACCGTAGATATAAGGACGCTGTATGAGAGCATGGTATGTGATTTGTAGCGGAATGACGTGTTGGACCCTATTCATCGAGGACGACAATAAAATCTGTTAGTATGTTCCTCTCTTCGTCAGCCTGGCAGATAGCGACTTTGATCAAGACAAACGACTGCACTTCATTCGAAGGGTCAGATCCTGGCACTCTTTCAGATCACTTGTGCCCGCGAGTGTGTGTTGCGTAATATGCTGTCTTGCGGCTATGTCTCGCACCCTGCTAGCGCTGACTATACTAATCCCTTCAGGCCTTGAACGCGCTCATCAACACGAGACTGCTTAAAGCGGTACCGTATTCCTCTAGGCATATTTCACCGAGACATCACTATTTGAACCCTCGGTGGACTTGGGAACGCTGCAGCGGTTTATTGTGCTCCTCATAGCTCAATGTAAGAATGAACTCCGAACTTCCGCTCATCGCTCACAGCGGACCTTCACCTCAGTTACCTGGTCCGCTTCGTGCCAGGAGCGGACGTTAATGAGAACAATCTGTGGCAAGCAACGGGGGGGGGGGTTAGTCAAATAGACTGGACTGACCCCGCCTTGGTAGACGATCCTGCCCTATAGTTGGAGCATGGATTTCTCCCCGAAGCATTAATCAGATTGGCGGCGCACCTCGATTTCAACAATGTGCCGAGGTGTTCGCCCAAGCCGATGCTCGCCGTTGGCGACAGCGATGATGTCCTCATGCTCGTCGCCAGCCCACAGGCCAACAAGCTCGCGCAGAAAAAAATCCGCGTAGGAGCAGCTGGCGTCCCGCACCTGCAACGCCGAAACAGTGCTTTTGCTCGTGTGCAACTGGGTCAAATTCCTAACGAGCCGCGCAGGGGCAACCCAGAGAACCGGGCGAGACGAGGCCGGAGTCGCGAACAGATAGTAGGCGTGTTCTGACTGCTTGAGTATGTCCTCGCACTGCTTCAGGTTGATGTCTACCGTCGAACTGAACCCCTTCCCCGATTTAGTGCCTCTGCGCTTTTTCACCTGCATAAGGGTCGCACGCTGAATAACTGTTTCTCCCTTTTCCACGATACGACTCAGGAACAGCATGTCTGCCCCCAGCGGAGCACCGGCTGGTGTATTCGCCCCTTCCTCCCGCTTGCTGGGTTGACGTACCTTCACTGTTAGGCTCGGATACCTCCCCCGCGCCGTAATCGAGAGTTGATGCAACTGGCTGCTCACATTGCCGATCGCCTCCATCGTCAAAGTCAGGAGGCGCGCCGTATGGGCTTCCTCGTCCTCTCCCCAGGTCTCCGAGTATTCGCGACAAAATTTTTCCTCAATCTGGCTAAGCGCCCTATAGATGACTTGCTCCACGGAAGGATCGCTCAGCCAAGTTTGGGCTCCAACGCTAGGCAACTCAGCGGCTCCGTCGCCCCGGTCTACCGGCCCCTCTAGGTCCAGTGCACCCTGCTTAGACCGTAGTAGACCCTTGCATCTCAGTTGCAGTTGCCTTACATCAGTGCTTACAAGCCGATTCGCAAACGCCAGATGTTCCTCGTCATCCATCAATCGCAAAAGCACTGGCTCGACTTCGGCGAATGCCGTCTGCTCGAGCCAAAGGCAAGCAAAATTGAGGAGCCCCTGGGCTAATTCAGGATCCTCATTCACCTGTTCGAATAGATCCTGTCGCCAGGCCTCGCGGGCGGCCGGGCCTAGTTGTGTCCACAGCGATTCTCGGACCCACGGCAGAGATGGCAATTCTCTGAGGCTGGCAGCAACTCTTTGCTGGCTAGACCGCGCTGGGTCTCCAACTTTGTGCCAGGCCGCCGCAAGCGCGAGGTCCGAGGGTATGGTGTCCACGTTCAATGTAGCAAGCTTCGAATAGGCTTTGGCAACGCACACCTTGATATAGTCATACTTCTCTCTCTTCGAATGGATGTTCAAGCGCAGGAACAAACTACGTACATCCTCCGGCAAGATCGCACAGCAATGTTCGATTAGCTCAGGAAAGACTGTCGGAGCGGCTCGTTCAAAAACCTGTTCACAGACCCGCCGGCACGCCTGCACCTTCGACGAATTCTTAAATAGAGTTAAGACGACCTCAGGCATTCTGTTGCTTGAATAGTCCAACGGTCTGTCGATATTTTTTTTCAGGTAGTCGAATACACACTGCCAATACTGCTGGATCAGTTGATCGAAAGCCCAACTTTTCTCTCCGTGAGTAGGGGCGACTAGTTGAAGAACATGGATGCAATCTTTTTCGGACGTATTGACCACCAACGCCTTCATGATGTGATGATCGGCCAAATATTTATTCCGATATGAACGGTTTTCGAGCAACCATTCAACCCAAATAGCACGCGGCTCGATTTTCGCTACAATGGTTTCGCGTAACGCCGAGGGGTCGCCATTAAGTATGCTATCACTGAAGGTCTGCTGGGCGCACCGGTAAGAAGTTTGGTTCAAGATAGAGCACGACTTCTCGATCCCCGTGGATCCGTGTCCGAGAATTTTTAAGGTCAGCGCTATCTGCCCGTCCTGTGCCGCGATCTCGAATTCTTGAATAAAGTTCTCACGCGCAGTAAGCGAATAATATTTCCAATGCGTAACACTAGTACTAGAGTTTTCAGTTAATAGGTGGGAGTAGTCCAAATGAAGCATGTCTTTATCAATGGTAAAATACCGTGCGAGGAATTCGACAAGCGGCTGAGCCCAACCTTCCAACGAAATACTGGCAATTGGCGATTTATTTTCGAAATCAATTTTTACGGACAAGATGATCCCCTTTCCCTGTAGCTGGCACCGACGACCTTCGCCATAGTGGTCTGCAAATTCTCAATAAGTCTACTGTAGCCAAATCGGAGGCGGTTCAAGGCCCCCCCTTAGACAACAGATATTATAGAATTCCGTTGAGTTTTTTATTACTTCTACCTAAATAAATTTGCATATTACCGATCCACTTTAGCCAGACCATAGTTGACCTGTTACCAGTTACTTGACACACGGCATTGTGAGCAAGATTCATGATGATTCAACTACGGACTTCTGCTCTTCGCTCATAGCGGACCTTTAAGAGTTTGTAGATGCCGCGGATAGCGGCAATCTTTTTACATCAGCCTTATGTTTTGTTGTGTGAAAAGCGTTTCAGGTCAAAGTCGATAACAGCACGCTGATCACGGAAAATGCCGCACCGGCCATAACGGATAAGTTCTCCACGCTGAACGGCTGTACGGATGTATTTCTCCGCAGTCGTGCGATGCAGATCGAACATCGCAACGACGTCATTTGTCGTGGTGCGTCCATGCTCCTTCACCAACTCGATGATCCGCGTGATGATTTGAGCCTGCTCACTTTGTGATTTAGGTCTCGGCATCGGTTATGCCCTCCCCGCCTGGCGCAGGCAGTCTTTGCGACGCTTAGCAATACGGGCAACCTCAACAGAACTCCCTGCGATCCCAAACATATCCGTATACACAGCTGCAGCACGTCGCCACAGGCCCTTCTCCTCAAGCTCCTTCGCTTTTTTCTCGGCAGCTTGCATCATGACCGGATCGCTTTTTTCAACCATGCACGGAAGTACCACCTCAGGAATTTCCGCATCAGAGGCAGCCGAATAAGTAAACTGAACGCTGTTACGTGTCCGGTTTAATATCCCTTCGTCACTTAACTCTCTCAGTAACTTCCCAGCTGTAGCGGCATGCATATCAAGCGCCTCGGAAACGTCGCCAACTGCACAGTTCGGTTGGTAGCGTACAAAAACTGCCACCTGCTCTTTTTGGGTTAAGGATTTGGTCATTGGTCAATACTCGATTAATTGGTTAAACCTGCCGCTTTGCGGCGCTTATACTCTTCCATCAGCAGCTGTGCCGGAGTTGGCCCTGCCGGATGCTGCGGTGCAGCAAGCTGGCGACGAATTGGTGGAACCGACAGCCCGTTGATTACGTGCTTCGCCCATTTGGTTAACAGCTTTTCAGCCAGTTTTTTAAGTTCCCCCTCAGTCATCTGGCGCTCAACGCCAGTTCTGCGCATTTCGATGCAGATGTGATACAGCACAGGCTGCGCCCACGGATATTTATCACTCCCCGAAAAACGATAAGACTCGTTACGCCAGCGACGATACTCCGTCATGACCCGTTCAGATGTCAGCCCGAAGGGATTAGCTCCACTCTCTGAAACCAGCGAAACAAACTCAGCGAGATCGGGGGGCCAGGTATTACCTAATGCGCAGCGCTCCATGCATTGCTGACAGACCAATTTGATCTGCGCCTCAGTCATCGAACCGATCTGAGCTATCCAGAGGGCCGTAGGCTCTGCCCCATTCTTCTGCGTCCAGCGGTTTGAGAAGATTTCCCCCATCACCTGCCATAACCGCCACGCCGTCTCCGTCGCCATCAAGTCCGTTCCGGCGTCGCCACTCTGCGTGTGCGGACTGAATTTGCTGTACAGCTCGGGATGCTGTTGGTTCTGATTGAACTGCCGCATTTTGCTTTCCTCCGGTCTGTGGTTTTAGGTTCGTTCTCACACGCTGTACATGCCTGGCAAATTTCTGCTCCCACTGCACCTGAGTAAAGACCTTCCCCTCAGACATCCAGTACGACGTGAACTCTGCGAGCTCGGTAACGAGATAATCAGGATCAGGCAAAGCGATCCCCCACATAGCCGCGCGCTGTCGAAACTCTCTGGACGGCAACCAGGAGCATGACATTGTGAATTTACCGATCGGTTCATTCATGCCTTCCAGGTAACGTGGGGCAGTTGGCTCTGGCGGTGGAGCTACCCCACCGGGGATTTCTGTATGTCCTGCGCTAAGAGAGGGGTTTATTACTTTCCCTTCCGTATCCGTATCCGTATCCGTCAGTGAGGGATCATTGACCTCTCCATGAGTACTCACTGAGTCTTCACTGAGGCCTCGATGATTGGTGTTTGAATTACCCCCGACATCCTTGCCCGATTCAGTGAATTCAGGAGGAAGCGGTATTTTTGTGGCCGACGGGCGATTGATTTTCTGATGCTTAAGAAATCCTTTTATTTGGAGGTAATTAACACCACTCACTGAATACTCACTGAGTAGTCCATGAGTTATCAGTTCTAAAAGCAGCGGTTCACAATCAATCATGTCAGCCGGGAATATTTGCATCTTGAGCCGTTTAGGTGAACGCTCAAGACACCCCATATCGTTTGCGAAGTTAAACAACCCGATAAACAGTAAGCGTGCTGGAATTGAACATTCCACCACCTTCTCATCTGTCCAGAATTCAGGTTTAACTGTTCTGATGCGGGCCATCAAAAACCTCTTTTTAACCAGCATCGCTGGTGGTCATTGGTCAAAACTCGATTAAAAAAATTGCGGCGCTACGGCGCTGATGCTCGCTAGTAGTGGTCCCGCCGCGTCAGCAGGTAACATGTTGAATAAAGCGATTGCTGCTTCCCGGATCTCCTTCTCAAGCTTTTGCAGCGGTGCGCCCAGCAACTTCGCCTGATGCGCCTCACTGCATTCTTTGATTGCGCTCGCCACCAGCTCGGCTTCCGTTCTGGCGTTACTGAGTCCATGCTTCCTGGCGATCTCGATGGGCATAGCAGCGACGATTGCCCCCGATAGCTGTATGACGTAAGCGGTGTATTTCTCCGAGCCACTTTCATTTCGCAGATATCGGAATAAATTCTGCTTGTTGACTGCGATACCACGGCCCCCTTCCTTCGCCCACTGCTCGGCCACCAGCTGCGAAATCTTTTCCTGTGACTGACCGGGTAAAGTAGATTCCCACTCTCGAACTGCTGCCTGAACTGAACGGTGTTTAAAGTTGTCTCGCCGACGCACCTTAAACTGATTTTTTGTTTTCAACGGCCCAGCCAAATGCTGGGTATGATGTTGATAAGTGGCTGACTGCATGATTAAGCCTCCCTTTGAGGTAAACCATCTGTTGGATTGGGATAAAGATCAGGACGTAATTCATGTGGAATTACTTTCCAGTCTAAAACCCTGCATGCGTTAAGTACCTCGGTGCTGGCAACCTGAGTACGAAACCAGACAGAAACGGTTTGTGAGTTTTTGCCCAAGCGGCGAGCCAGTTCGGATTGACTGCCACAGAGCGAAATGATTTTTTGTTGAATATGTTCTTTCATGCTTCCTCCCAATTTATAAATCACATCATTGATAAATAATTTGTCAGTGTCAAGAAACTTAATCAGTCACATCTGATAAGAAACTTTGTATGCTTACTTATGGGTTTGATTTGGATACGAACATGAACTTCGAACAAAGACTGTTACGAGCTCTTGATGAAGCTGGGATATCTCAATCTGAGCTGGGCCGAAGAGTGGGAGTTAACTCACAAACGGTCAGTAACTGGTGCAATACAGGCAACTTTCCACGTAAGGAAAAGTTGGCGTTATTCCCCGAAGCGTTGGGTAAGCCGCTGTATTGGTTCTTTTTAACTGATGAAGAAGAGGTACTTCTCAACGCGACCAGCGCAAGCAAAACGGTTTTAAACGAGAAACAAGCTGCGTTGTTAGAGGTTTTTGATCAGTTGCCTGAAGTTGAGCAAACCAAATTCATACAGTTAGCCAGTGACCGCTTAGAAGAACTCGATAAATTTATGGCTGAATTCCTCAGCAAGAGAAAGATTGAGCCAGCCCCTTCCAAAGACTAACCTCCAACGATACTGAGGCCGCTATATGCGGCCTTTTTTTCGTCTAGAACCTTGCCAATAGCACCTACAAAAACAATCAATGCAATTATATTTGTCAATTATACATTGACGACTGACATATTTATTTGTAGTCTGATTTTAGAAAATCAGTCATCAAGGCAGGAGGCCCACGAAGTAGCTGCCGGCGGCATACGAAACACCGGATGAGATGGCAAGACATTCGCGCAGCAGGTTTATCGTTCCGCCAGCCTAGCGTTACAGGCATAAAAAAAGCGCCCATGAGGACGCCTTGCTCTTTAAAAATCAGTTTGGTGAGTCATTCATCTTTAGGTAAATCGCCAGCAATCCAAGAGGCAATTTTTTCTGGGATGCTTAAGCGAATGTCTAATGATTCCGATGACCGGCCCATAGCTATCAGTGCTCGTTTATATGCAGCATCGCGCAAGAGGCCAAGTGTAGGATTATCGCCCTCCTCTGCTCTTAAGTAAGCGGCGTGAAGGTCTTCATCCGAAACTGAGGATGGCTTGTTAATTAGTTCTTTCATTTTCTTTGCCTGAACTTCACAGAGCATAGCAATTTTGCCTGGTTGCCAGACAAAGCTGATAGCTGAGATGCCTGCTACTACTGCACCAAAGGTGGGCGAACTACCGTACGCAGCAAATATTGCCGACCCGAGCATAATCTGTGCAAAGGACATAAATCTGTCCAGCCGATTGTAAAAAGTGGCTTGCATCGTTTCGATATGAAATGAATATCGAATATTAAAAAGCAATGATTCCCGGGTCATGAATTACCTCACGGTGTTGATGGCGGCCTCGGCGATGGCGCTGGGCGATATGGGACTTGCCCATCAGGCATAGGACGATCTGTATCACCAAACTGATTAATACGCATTTTATCCTCCATTGGAGATGTTTAAGCATTTGATGGAGATAACCACACTGGCATGTGGCTTTCGTGCGCCGGACACGGATAAGATTCCGGCAAGATGATGTTAACACATTCTTTATATTCAGAATTACTAGAGGGAATTTCTTATGATCGATTTCTCACGCAAAAAAACAGGCTGCCAAGCCGTACGCCTTAACCTGTTTGAAGTTCTGGTCCGCAAGCTTTGCTATTTACTTGCACAGAAAGGTAATCCAGAGCTAAACGCATGAGCTCGTTCTTTGCATTGATAGTTACTGTCTGTGCCCTCACCGGGGAATGCTCAGACATCATGCTCGGCGTTTATCAGACCGAGCCTGCTTGTAATGCAGCTGCCGCAGAGCAGCACGTTAAAGGAGTGTGTTACCCGTACAAACCGGCTGAAGACCAACAGCCAACTTTCAAGTTTTAATCGAGTTGTGATCAATGTCTGTTACCAGCCCCTAAAAGCACAAAACCCGCGCAAGGCGGGTTAAGTACCCGGTCAGCCGACCAAAGCTTTCCGGAATCGAGTTTTGACCAATGACCACTACCCAAGGCGGCAATCATTAGCTGCGGGTATTTTACAACCAAAATTAAGGGCCCGATATGGAATTCTTCCATTTAATCAAAGCGACCCAGAAATCAGGAAAACAAGATGCAGTTCACTGGCAGACACACAAAACGGAAGCTCGCGCCAATCTGGCGCTGAGTGTTGCTCTTGTAGATGAAGGAATAGTAACCGTACGTGGTCAGGGAAATAACAAACCCGTGCAAACTGATTTTCAATTTTCACTGTTTAATCCACCAGCCAGTTAATATTCGCTGGCTGGTTATCGGAGGTGATAGCCATGCATGAACTTACACTGTCACCAGCGGAAATTGCAGAAATTACGGGCTATCGGCGTTACACAGAACAGCAACGGCAGCTGCGTTGCCACGGTATTCCATTTACCACCGATGGAAAAAACAGGCCAATCGTTCTGCGTCGAAATCTGGCACCAAATACGACTGAATTACCAAAGGTTGACGAATATGTTGCAACAGAACCTAACTTCGACGCCATTTATGGGAAGACCACGCAAGAACCCAAAGGACGCTCAGCTTCCTCCTCGGGTTACCAAAAATAAATATAGCTACGTCTGGAAGCCAAAAGGGACAAAGCTAAGCGTTACTCTGGGTAAAATTCGTGATACCAGCATGTCAAAGCTTTGGCAGCGTTATGAGGAGGAAAAGGCAAAGCGCCACGACGTCATGACTTTTTCCAGGCTGTGGGGGATGTTTCTTGCCAGCCCGGCTTTTACTGATTTAGCGATCAGAACCCAGTCTGACTATAAGCAGCATCAGAAAAAGTTACTGGCTGTCTTTGGGAGCATGAAAGCCGACGATATTAAAATTGAGCAGGTCCGTATTTATATGGATAAACGCGGGATGACCAGTAAAAACCAGGCCAATCAGGAAGTGTCGAGTATGTCTCGGGTGTTTGGTTGGGGTTTTGAGCGGGGATATGTAAGGGGAAATCCCTGCAGGGGTATTAGAAAGTTCACACTCTTGGACCGCGACGTTTACATCCCTGATGAGGACTACTTAGCAATCTATGAATGCGCCAGAGCGGAAGTGCAGATAGCAATGGAGATATCTTATCTCTGTGCGGCGCGCGAGGGTGATGTGTTTGATTTACAGATCCCAGACCTACGCGCAGACGGCATTTTCATCGAGCAAAACAAGACCGGGAAAAAGCAGATCAAAAAATGGACGCCACGCCTGCAAGCAGCTATCAACCTGGCAAGCAAGCATTTTGCGAACAAGTCAGCATCTGGTTACGTTATTCCTTCACCCACAGGTGGAAGGATGAACAAGAAAACCTTCAATACCTGGTGGAATAACGCAAAGAAAGCCGCAGCTCTAAAACTGGGCAGGTCAATTCCGGGAACCTTCCACGATATTAAAGCCAAAGCTATTTCAGATTATGAGGGAAGCAGTAAAGAGAAGCAGTTGTTCAGTGGACACAAAACGGAAAGTCAGGTTGTGACTTATGATCGGAAGGTGAAAATTTCTCCAACGCTGGATGTTCCAATGATGGGTGAGGAGGGGTAA